CATGGAATTGCATTTGATAAATACATCACTAAAAAAATGAAAGAGTATCTTGAGGATTGGTTTGGTGATGAATTTTTTTCAATCTATGAACAACTACAATATGAAAAAAAGGAGGTTGCATAAAAAAACCCCACTCCGGATAACCCTAAAACCGAAGTGGGGCAAAACCCATCACCGAGGTAACGTGATGAATTTTAATTATAACCTAAAAGGAGATAAAATGAAAGAGAATTTACCCCAAGTCCGAATCTCAAAACAGGCAGATAAACTGCTTGAAAAGTTTCTGGACAAGTATGAAGAGATATATGGGCTTCGTCAGACAAAAACATGGTTTGTTACCAATTGTGTGCTAAATGGTCTAAAAAAAGAAGCTCAGATCAACGCAGGTGATAACGAACAAGCCTCACCCTTATGAAACTACCTTTGTTTTCTGGAGCTGTCTTCCTAGATAGCTTCAGAAGCAAACCAGCGTTCAGACTTCCTTCCAGAGCCATAACTCTCATCTTTCAGGCAAACTATCAATCCAGCCTCCGTTAAGTCTTCCAGAATCTCCCTGCGATGTTTAGAGTTACGCAGGAACCTTGTTGATCTGTATAAATCTGTTGTCGATAATCCTTTTGTACTGGAATCAATAATTAATCTCTCAACTCTTTTACTGGTTCTTTCAGAATCATTGTCTGCCAAGTGCAGGAAGATTTCTGTGCAGGTATTTTTGTTCAAAAACTTTACCAACTCACAAGCATACTCCGCATGATCCGCAGAGATTTCAGATTTATCATCTGAGACACAATTAATCAATGCAATCTTTTTTGACATTTCCGCAGCTCTTACCCACATTGAACCAGTAACGCCAGAGGAATCAATTTTCTCATTTGAATAATCCTCAAGTTTCTCAAACAAATTCCATGCAGGATCAGAATACACAATAACTTCCGGTTCCGGAATTGCCATGTTTTCTGACATATCGCCTTTAACTTTATGCGGCTGAATACTCATGTTTTTAAAATACTGGCATCGGTCAACTATATTTTTTGGAAACTTACTGATGATCTTTGCACGTTGCCGAGCAGGTCGAATCAGGGGAGTGCTGAAACAGAGGAAGCGGTTAAGCGATCCATCCCTAACTTTTCCGGAATTTAAACTTTGCCAGAACGTAGAAGGGGTGCTAGTGCCATAGATACTACAGCAGGGCTGTTGCAGTTCAAATCTTTGTTGTTCCGAAACGGATGCTTTATCCTGTCCAAAGTATGATCCACCGGAGGAAGTGAAGACTTCCATGAATGTGGACATGATCTCTAGCTGGTGCGAACTTGCATTGTTTGAAAAGATTGCTTTCATATACAGGCCAAACTCATCAATCATAAACAATGAACTTTCCCTATGTGCAAGAACCCTTTCTATTGCAGCTCTTGAAGTAACTTTTTCTGCACCAAAGCATTCCAGTTTCAAGTCTGCATCCAGTTTCTTTATTATGTGTCTTGCAGATTCTTTTCCATGACCAGTTGGAGCAAGTGCAGCAATAAATAAATTAGACCTTGTGTTTTCTTCAGTTGTAACTTTCCTTCCCATTAAAACCCCAGCGTATGCAAGTGAGGCAGAGAGTGCAAGGATTGGCTGATGGTACTTGGAATTATCAACAATGAATTTGGTTAAGTCTCCAACAAATCCTTTTGGATAGAAAAAATCCTTATGCAACGTCTGCACTTCAGGTTTCTTGGGAAGTGTAACCTTCTCCCAGACCACAGCATGACTCTGCACCATTTCCTTGAACTTCTCTGCATCATTACCTTTTATCTTCAGCCAATCTGATATGTCACCCCGATCCGGAACATCCGGAAGCTCCAGCCAGAGGATTCGTGAAGTTGCAGGTAAAAGTTTATATGCAAGTAATTCTGTACCTTCCCGACCTGCCTTGTCATTGTCCGGCATACAGCAAACGGATGCACCTTTAAAGTATTGCAAATACTCAGCCCTCCACTTTCCTGCACCACCTGGAAAAGTGGTTGCAATCAATCCCAGCTTGGCAAGGTTATCACAATCCTTTTCACCTTCTACTAACAGGACAGTTCTTTCCTCCTCAATTGCTTTAAGCATTTCCGGAAGCCGATATGGGACACGCTCAACACCTTCAAGGGTGTATTTGCCGTCAGGTCTTTGGGGGCGAAAGTCTTTAGGTTCAAACCTTACAACGCTGAAGACATGATTGCCTTCCTTGTCCTTATATTTATATGTTGCAACTTTCTTCTTTGGAGGTGCAGGTAAATCGGGGGCAAAAAAATCATTTGGTTCCATACCCAGAGCATTGACAACTTCGTCAAAGCTACATCCGGCTTGACATTTAAAGAGAATCTTATCCTTAGTGAAGGATGCAGTCAGGCTGGCTCTTTTATCGTCATGCGCAGGGCAAAGGGCTTCAATGCCGTTGTCGGTAGGTTTGATCTTCTGTAATTTAGAGCAAAAGACCTTCCACGTTTCGTCTAAATCCATTTAGTTCCACACACTATTTTTGTTTAATTGCTAAAAATTCCTCGTAAGTATAACGGCTGCCTTTTTCTCGATTACAGCTTTCACAGCAAATAATTAGGTTGCTTGCAAGTTTGACTTGTGACTTCTTTAATTTAGAAAGGGGCTTCATGTGATCCAACTGAAAATTCTCTGGTGTAACTCTGGCTCCACAATATTTACAGCCAACTGTTCCTTCGTCTTGTTTCTGGGCATCAAGCCATTTTTGAATAACAACGGCTCTGGGATACCCACCTTTAAATGACCGGATATGTCCGGTTTCCTTATTACGTTTCCAAGCAGCTCTGTCTTTGCAGGTACGGCTACAGTATTTTTGGTTATTGGAAACTGGTAAGTAAGGTTTATCACAATGTTCACAATGTTGTTTTATCATAAGAAAAAATGATTAGTTTACCTTGCCTTACATATAAGAATACACATAAGGCAAGGCCAGAAACACCACAGACAACACCACAAAGGTAGATGCCCATAGCTGACAAAAATAAATCCGAGCTAAAAAGGGATATCATCTTTGATTGGTTCCCCTGCATCGGCTGGAGGTGGAGTTAATACTTGCGTAGATTGAGATGCGTGTATGGGAGCAAAGTATCTATCCACCTCATTTGAATCTCCATAATCACCAGAACCCTTCTTAGTTTTAAGTCTGGCTCTGACTGCTTGATTAGAGAATTGGTTTGTATCCTGAATATTTATTGGTTCAGAAAGCCCAATTGCACGAGCCAGCTCCTCAATATATTCCCTCCCAATTCGCTGAGTGGCTTCGTTATCGTGCCGGATCATGTGATACTGAAAGACCCTCCTGTTTTGATTAGCTCCATCTGGGGATTCCAGAACTACCAGCTCCAGTTTTAAATGCTCTCCCCTTCCGGATTTTGTTTCCATTATCTCTGCATAATCAATTGACATTAGATATTCTCCATCCGGCAAGGGTTGGAAATCGTTGTCAACTGTTCTTGCATCAGCAGAACTAAAGTCGTATGTTCCCATCTTTACTCTCCTTTTTTACCTGTTTCTTAGTTTCTTGTTTGGCATCATTGCCCGAACCTGCCCTAGAATCTTCTATTGCAGACATTAATACACTCCACTCCAAGTCCAACTTGTCCGGAAGTGCTACCCTCGTTTTACTCTCATAACTGGGATCATTCCCAATGTTGAGCAAACGCCTACCTGTGGTAGTTGGTTTAAATTTAGTTATCCCAAATCCTGTAGCCTCCTGCTTTTTTGTGAAAGTTTCCAGCGAAACATATCCCAAAATATCGAGCCATTCACGAATATATGAACGCATATTTCTTTCAAGAGCCAAGTCCCAGCGATCATAATATTGGTCAACATTTGGGTCTTTAATCTCTACAACTTTTGCATGGGAAATAATAAGGATATTAAATCCCAAGTCTCTCAAGTGATCCATTGGCTTCAGGAGTTTTACGAAACGTGCCAATGACATTTGATGCCCCACTCCATACCCAAGGTCTTTGTCATTGATTGAACCAGACTTAACTCCTCGCTCCTCACATATTTCTGCATGAACTTGCTTCTCTACATAATCTATGGAGTCAATTGCAATTGTATCCTGTTTAATATCCTTGTGGTGCGTGTAAACATACTTGAAAAAATCAAGCAGATCATCTGTACTTCTTCCAACCATATTAACGCTCTCACAGTCAATTTCACTAAGACCACCCTCAAAATCTGCAATCAATGCGTTCCTGGCATAATAGGATTTGCCTGATCCACCCTGTCCGTATGCTCCAACCTTCAGGGATTTCTTCTTCTTACCTTTACTTATTTCTATTTCCATTTGTCTCTCCTTCTAGGATTTTAAAAGTGCGAAAAGTAGATTTATTAATATACTTTTCATTTTGCCACAGCTCCGGCATATCACCCTTCAATGCCTTCTGATTGAGCTGTGAGCGTGAACCATTTTTCCATTGTACGATCCGTTCATTAGAGTTTGGAGTATTGACGTATGTTGCATCTTCCATCATGTTTTGCATATCCGTTTCAATCTCAGCCATTCTTGCCTTCTTTGTCTTCATTTCCTGTGCAAGTAAATTTGCCTCTAAATGTAACTCTAAAAACTCTGGAGTTGCATCAATACTTTTCTCTTCCGGATCAGCACTTGGAAAAATGTAAAGTGCTTCTTCTGGTGTGCGAGCTGGTGGGGATAATTTTGGAACAACGTAATTTGAATGAAACGCTTTCACCTTGCGAACCTGCTCTGCAATTGCTTCCTCGTCTCGCTCAATCTTAAATACCCTGAAATCGTTGCCTCCAATCAATACTGCCAACCACCAATAATCCCAGCCTGTAATATAAAGGTAGTGATTAATCTGGCAACGATACTCAATTGGAATTATAGGGTTTGGAGTTAAGTGTTCGCTGTATTCCTTTTTCTTAAATTCGGATGCAGTCTTAATTTCCAAACCAACATTCTGGCCTGTGATCTTTGCATCAATATGTCCGGTTGCCAAGTCCCAATCTTTTGAAACGTATGTCCTGTTTACAAACCTGATTCCCAGATGCATCTCTTTAGCAAACCGCTTGCCAATCTGGTCTTCGGCCCATTGTCCTGCCTTAACGTATGGATTATCACTTAAATCATCCGGAAATGTTTTTCCAATGAGTATATCAAATTCCTTATTTGGGTGGCTCCATCGGCTACTGCCAATACATCCTGCCACGTTACTTCCTGTATATTTACCCTTGCGTACTTCCGGGTCTTGTTCAGGTTTCATCTTCACTACTGCTGCCATATCTCTCCTATATATTTATGGGGTTAAGTTCTGCTTGAGTCAACTTATAGCATAGGCCTTTCCCAAGGGTTCCAATATTACCTTCCTGCAAAAATTCTTCTGCACTAATTTCACCAATTAGATCATAGTCTGGAAATTTTCCAACTGCCAAAACATATTTATCCGGAGGATTCTCCTTCTTTTTAAGAGTTGCCGCTAGATGCCCATCCAAATATGGAGTTGTTTTAACATCATAGGTAACTCCATTACAATCCACACAATCATAGTTGGGTAAATTATCTCCAGTTTCCAGATCAGGATATATGTTCATCAATTTGCAAAATGCCAATTCAGCCGCAAAGCCTTCAAGATCAGTTACTTCAAATGACTGATCACCAATCTTTGTGTCTGGTAGATTCTTTCTTCTTGCGTTTGCAGTTCGCTTTTTCCCAACCCACTCTGCAATCCTCTGCTCGTTTTCTGAAAGAGATATTTTATGAGTCATTTTCCTCCATTATGTGAGCGGACACTTCGTGAACCGGGAGTGCATCTTTGCATATAGCCCGAGTCTACCTCCGGGATTTACCTGAAGTGTCCGCATTAAGCAACATCCATGTCGCTCTATAAAGGCTCTAAATATGGTTTTTTCTTGTAGTGTTCACCTATTGATTTTGCCATCCGTTTCCGTCTTGCAATCCCCTTTTTCCCTAATCTTAGCCTTTTTCTGGTTGCCTTTGTAAACGCATGAAGTTCGTCTGTAGTCTTCTTGTGACTACCTTCAATTAGCATATCCATATACTCCCCAATAGGTGGTGACTCATCAGATTCACAGATTTTAAGGTACCTCGTAGCTACCCTTTCGTGCGAAGAATCTTGAGTCACACCCATTATTTATTCTCCATCCGGATTCTCCCATTTTCTGCCCAGAACTTCTTTGCAGATATGTCCCAGATACCACAATCATCCGGAACAATTGCATCAAGGCTTTTTATAAGATTATCTAAATCTGGGGTTTGCTGGTGGGGCTTGCCCACCATTTTGGCTTTCTTCTTTTTAGACCATGACTTAGGCATTGGAATATGAAATTCCAAGAGGAGCCTAAAGCCGGGAACAAACTCGTCATACAATACAGACTGCCGAAGATCATCGGCAAATATGCGGTACTTCCGGACACATGGTCTTGGGGGCGATAACCATTTATCCCTGCGTGTCATTCTTGGTTTCGCTACAGGGTCTATCTCAGCCAGCATCGTTTAACTCCTCCATAAGTTGAATCTCGTAGCCATATCCAAACATAGTCTCAACAGACCATCCGGATATACTGGTTATATTTACATCAGGTGTTCTTCCATTTATTTGAGGTGGAAAGACCTGAATCCTTCCACCATTTTTCTCAAATTCTTTTATCTGCCCGGAATAGTCAGAATTGGCAATTGGCAGGGGTCGTACTATAATTTTACCTTTCTTCTTTTGCTTTTTTTCCTTCCTCCTTTTTGGAGTTATTAGTTTCTCTAACTTACTTCCTACCTTTGGCTTGTCCCTTAATTCTTCCTCCCGAAAAGACGTACAGAAATACAGGGTTGCTGGTTTGCGTTCCTTTTTAGGTTTTGCCTTGCGAGCTTCTCTGGCTTTTCTATTCTCAAGAAGCCTCCGGCAAACTACATCACAGCATATATGCCGCTTGTCTCTTGGCTGGAAAACTGTAGCACAGAAAACGCAAGGTTTTTTTGGTAGTTTTGGACGGCGTTTGAGGTACTTTCGCTTTTGGATTTCATTGTGCCGATAATCGTAGCAAGTCTTAGTGCAATATCTCTGCTTACCTTTACCCAAGACTGTGTTGCAGACAATGCACTTCATTCTGCATACTCTTCTTCAAACAACTCTTTGGTCAGGGTATTATTTGCTTCCTTGACTAAAGTGTTTCCGGCGGCATGAATCTTTTCAATCAGGTCTACATTCAGAACCCGGCATACAGTTTGTTCACTTTCTCCTGCTAAATATGCAACCGATTTTAGGGTGATCCCTGCTTTTTTCATTCTCCTCCTGAGAATAGTAGTGCTTTCCATGCTCTCCTTTTGTCTCTTTACAATAAAACTTGTAAACCCTATGAGTGGTTATATCAACGGCCCTAGTTGTATTAGCTATATATAATATCAAAGACGGGAAATATTGTCAATATTTATTGACAATAAATTATCTAGGTGGGGAATAGTTGGGAGGAATTTTACGCAAATGGGCTACAGCCTGTTCGTGTAACTTCTGTAACCTTAATAAGTGTGCTATTTTTTCTTCTCTAGTCATTTATAGAGGTCTAAAACTGCTTTCGATGCAGTTGTTTTAGCTGTTTTGGATGTTCCAACCATTGCCAACATTCCGGCTATAAAGTTCCCAGAAGGGCCAAGATTCGCAAGGAACGTAGGATTAGAGACTGAGGCAACAATGATAGGAACTATTACCAGAGTGTAGAAAGCCTCAAGTGCTTTCTTTTCTGCACTTGTAGTATTGGGTGAATTAGTCTCATCAATAAAGTATTTAATAATTTTATCGGCAGGTTGCAAATAAAAACCCGGAGTTGCACCAACAATACTTGTAGCCAAGTCTCTCTGGTAACGAATTGCCCTGTATGATTGATACCAAGGTTCTATAAAACCTAATGCCCCGGATCGGTTAAATGAAATTTCTGCAACATATCCTTCAAGTGTTCCATCCTCTTTCTTCTCCTCCCATTTTTCCCTGTCAAGCAGGTACATCCTTAAAGCAGACACCATTACATGACCCATATATAATTGGAATATTGGCCCCATTAACTTAGCCGCATTCGTATTTGCGGTAATACTCCCTAGATGCTTCTTATCTCTCTGGTAGCGTTTAAATTCTGATACCAAGACGTTACGGGTAAACGAATAGTTAAATGACTGAATAGAATAAACGAGCCTCCCAATTACATTTTCTGCATACCTTGGTCTGGAAGAGATCATAGGATTCTGGATACTCCTGTCGGTAATCCTGAGAGTTGAGATGGAAAGCAACTGTGCCATTTCCGATAAGGTTCCATCTGAAAGCATAAGGCTATCGGGAGATACATTATTTTTATAGACGTTTGTCATGTATTCAGAAAATTCTTTTAACTTATTTTCTGGAATACCCAAATCCATCAACTCCAGTTCGGCAGCCTTTTTATTCTGGGCAATTGCTTCCTTACTCATTCCTACAGGGTTGTTGTACTGATCTCCCAGCTCCCTCAGATACTGGAAGCTAACCATCATAGTCGCTCGTCTTTGTGCATTCGTTACACCCTGCAATGCAGTCCGTACAAAGAATGTATTCATACGTTCTTGGTTCCTTGGATCGTCAGCCAAGTGGCCTCCCATCCTCTCTGCCATCATCTCGCCAATATCTGGATCGTCATAAACCCCAAGGATTGCCCCAATCTGTTTTTTCAGTTGGGTGCGTTGTGCGGCATCTTTATTTACTTTACCAAGTAGTTCGTCCAGAGTATGAATAAAGGTCTTTAGCCCCTTCATTGTAGACCGCATTTTAATCCCTGCAACAAAAGGTTCAGGCAATGAAGTTGCAACTGCTCTTGGGAGTAACGCCATAAGAGCGAAACTATGGAACGTATTCAAGGTTTTCATTGTGCCAGTATCTATAGGAGCAGTCCTGCCTAAAATACCATCCAGATCATAGCGCATCATTTGGATATCATTCTCATGCACACCCTTTTCTGCCATCTTGTCAAAAAGATATTCCTTGTAGTCCCTGAGTTGCATTGATCCGGGTTTGCGTTTATCTCCTACTGGAATTTTGTGTCTACCAAACAGTCTCTCATATTCTACCTTCCTGACCAAGCTGGTGATGTAGGATTGGACTGCATCAACTGGGGATAGGTAGAAATCAACCATTATGGTATCTGCTTCAGGAGGTAGTTTCCTTTTCTTGGTAAACTTGCCTCCTACTGGTGATGATTTTGATGGGTCTTCTCCTGCTTTCACAAATAATCGCACTCTCCAATCACTTGCACCAGCTTCTGCCCAAGCATCAGAGATAGCTTCATATCCCTCAGTTATTATTTTTGCAGTATCCTCATGTGCCATTATCTCATCAATTTTCTCCTGAACCTCTCCTATCTTCTCCTCCTTGTTTTCAATATATTCCTTACTATCCTCCATCTCAGTTATTTCATCTTTTAACCTTTTTACACGTTTACTGAGTTTTGCCAGTTTATTGATTTCTTCGTTTAAATCCCTGTAGTCTTTTTCTCCTGCAATATCTCCGATACTAACGAGCTGGTCTGAATCAGTAATATCCAAGACACCATGATCATTCTTCCAGATTACGTTCTTGTAGAGTTTCTTTGCTTGTTTAAGGAATTTCGGTTGATCAGCATGGACAAGTGACAAGTCAATCATTCTGGGCAGGTATGCATTCTTATCCAAGAAGTTCATTTCAACGTGACTATTGTTTGCATAATCCCATAGGCTGTTGAGCATTTTCCTCATATCCTCGGCATAGCCCATTATGTTTTTATCTATTTCACCCCTCTTGGCTTTGGCTAGAGTTTCAGGATCAGAGGTTGCAAACAACCTGAGAGTCTTTAAATCCTCCTCAGTAAATGCCTCTGCCTTCCATTTGTTTGAGATATTTTTAAAGATAAAGGCTCTACGTCTGAGTTCCCTTGGTACAGCATCATTCCAAGTGTTACTTGTGAACCTTTCACCACCGGGATCAGGCATTACAAGGTTCATTATCTTTTCAATTTCTTTGATATGTGGGTAACGTCTTTGGAATGATTCAAAATTGCCCTGCTTAGACCCCATATATGTAGACCATACTAAGTCACGCAATTTAAAATAGGCATTTTTCACCCTTCCTACATCTTGATATTTTAATTTCCTTTTTGCAAGCCTCTCCGCTCTCCTTGCCCATCGGTTTGCCTTCCTCTTGGTTACTGCGCTTGATTCCTCCCATCCCGATTTTGTTGTCAGCGGCCCTTGGTCTTCAGGCTTATATAATGTGGGGTAGTCGTGTATTGGGCCTTCTTTTGCTGAAGCCGCTTCTTCGTCTTTGTAGAAGACATCTGCCATTGCATCAAACAGGTCATCGAATTTGGAGAAGATATTTAAACGATCCGATTCCTGCGGAAACATTTTATCTATAAGTGCAAAAGAGGAAACATCCTTTTCAGTCATTATATAGTCAGAGTTGGGCTTCCCCAGATATTCTGTTCCCGGCATCTTGGGGTTGATACCCTCCCCTAGTTGTATTTTATTCAGATCAAATGTGTCCTTGTGTGTATGAGCCTGTAAAGTTACTTTATGGGCAACATACGCTTCAAAGGCTCTTGCAAATAGTTCAGTAGGCTCACTCCAATATTCTGGCTTTCCTTGAACATTACCTATGTATTCTGCACCCAACTTGAATTTACTTTTGTCCAGGTGCTTCTTGCTCATTCCTTCTTTCAGCTCCTGTATTTGCCGATTGTATTTGTCAATTACTTTCTGTGATCTTGCCTTGGTAAGTTTTTGTTGTAAATCCATTATTGCGGCGGCATCTGCACCATGTTCGTAAAACAGCGAATTAAGCAAATCTGCAAAGGCAAACTTAAATCGTTCTGGAGCAGGTTTATTACTCAACCATGCATCGCTTGATTCCTTCCCCCTTAACCTGCCAGACATTGCTCCTTTGTGCCATCCCTCACCCAGTTTGGTTAGGATATGATAGTCAAGAGCATGGCCCCACTCATGGGCAAATGCTTGTGATCTTCCTGTTATTGTAATAAATGGGAATATAGTGTTACCGCCTACTTGCATCTGTAGGGGATTTTGGTTGTACCATGCAGGATAACCCTTTGGGCCTGTTCGGAGTCTGCCTTGTAATCCCAATGTTCCATCCAATCCCATGACTTGCAAAGGCATCCCAAGAGCTGCCGCCATACCTTCACCATTCTGGTAAAGGTTCATCATATTGTTAATGGTAACTTCTACAGTAGGTGGGGCAGGTTGTTTATATACTTGCATACCTTTAGGAAGCTCATCATCAACGAACTTAAACCTGAACTTTTTCTCCACCATTTTCTGCATTTTCTTTGCAAGAACCTTTGGAGGCAGGTTTCTAATTATTGCTATCCTAGATTCAAGGTCTAAATCAGCAGACATACTTTCGTCTTGCTCTGCCATGTCAACAAAAATTTGTTCTCTGACAGAGGAACTGATTTTCTTCGTCCTTGTTAGGATTCCTTTTGTTCCTTTTTGGGGGGCTGCTCGGACTGGCTCTCTTCCGCTAGGACTTCCTTTAGGGACTGTTGCACTATCGCCTTCATCAATCTCAAGCTCTCCTTGCTTCTTTTTCTTTTTTGCTTTGGCATCTTTAATCTCCTGTTCTGTTTGGGTTTCCTTAACTGATTCTGCTAAAATATCCCCTACTGGAGCTGTTTCAGCAAATTGTTCTAAACCGGGTATCCCAGCAGAGTAGTCTTGTGCAAGGATTTTGTCAACAGTTTTTGTAAGAACTTTTGTAATAAATTCCTTTGATCTAATCCTAGTTCCATCATCATTATGAAAGGCATCTACTAAGGTTCCCGTTAATTCTGATTCTTCCTGTCCAAACAAACTATCTTGCCTTTGGTCATCTGCAAGTGTAGTCCTAGTTTCCTTAAAGGCTTTAATTTTCTCAACGGCCTCTATTATATAAGGTGCAATATCCATATCGGCAGGGATATCGCCCTTATCTATTTTATTGGCTACTTCGGAGAATCTTGGAGCGGTCTTTAACATTGCCGCTTTAAGCGATTTTACCTTATCAGCCGGGTCTTCCAAGGCAGCAAGGACAGTTTCGTTTTCACCATAGGCGGCTGTAAGAAGTGCATCTTCAATACGCCGTATTCCTGAAACAGATATATCCCTCCCGTTGGCTTGGAAAAAGTCTCCAGCCTCTGTATCTGAAACAGCTTTTGCCGCAAACTGCTGTATAAAATCTGAGTTAGTTGCCGCTTTTACATCTGAACTTTTCATAAGATGGGCAATAGTCTTCAGGACTTTCCCATCAGACTTTGCTCTTTCAAAGGAAGACATTGTGTCAACCTTTTGGATATTGCTTGCATCAGCAAATTTAACTGCTTGCTCATACTGCTCCTTTTCAGTCTTGCCCCACTCATCTGTTTTGAGGCGTTGCACCAAAATAGGGCGATCCATCCCCTCAATATCACCAAGTTTCCTCAGTTCTGCTAAGTATTTTTCTTTCTGTTCGGAAAGGTCTGGATTATCGTAAAGTTCAGTTATTGTGAGAGTTCTTCCATTTCCTGAAAGGATAACCCCGGATGGTGTAATAAGTGGCGGCCCCGAATCTGAAGTCCTTGAAGACTCAACCACTTGGGCAGGATCAAACTTTACGGCTCTGTTTCTGGCAAGATCGGCAGACTGTTGTCTTCCTCTATCCCTACCCTGCAATCTATCTCTTGCAAATTCCACTTCTGAAAGATCAAGTAATACAAGGTTCCTTCCTACTTCCATTGAACCATCAGGAGTAACTACTGTCGCATTTGTACCTTGGATCGCCTTGCGTTTAAATCCCGGTTCTCCTTCTGAAACGAGCTTCTTTGCCTTAACAGTCTGGGGTGGGATTATTTTTTCCCTAACTTTCGGTTTCTCTTCTACTACTTCCTCTTCTACCTCAACTTTCTGTTCGCCCCCCACCAGCTCTTCCTGCTCCACAGACTCTTCTACAACCTGCTCCACGGGTTGTTCTTCTTCTACCTTAACTTCTTCTTCTACCTTGGTTTCAGGTTCAGGTTCAGTCTCAACTTCTTCCTCTACTACTTCTTCTACTACCTCTTCTACTTCAGGTTTAGCTTCTGCTTCTAGGTCTGGAGTTTCTTCAGCAGAAGGCTCCTGATCCTCAGTTGGAGAGACATCCTCAACAAGCGGTGTGGACACAGTTGAGGTCTGAGTTTCAGGAGCCAATTCTTCTTCGGGTCGTGTGTCGGGGGTGAGTTGACCAGAAGGGAGAATCTGGGTTGTACGTTTTGTTTTGTCAATTGGCTCAAAGGCTTTATTTGGCGTTGTGTCTCTTTTGTATTCTTCCAGTAGTCCTTTTACAAAATCTTCTTTTTCAGGAACAAATGTTTCAGTTCTACCCTTTATTGGATCAGGAACTTTTATAGTTCCGGGGCTTGGTTTTGCAACCCTCGTTGCTTCCTGTAAGGCCGCTATATTACTAAGCTGATCCCCAAGATATTCTGACCTTCTTTGTTCAAGGACTGATCTTGCATCAGAGACTGCTCCCACTCCACCTCTAATTGGGCCACCAACAAGACCACCACCTATGAAAGCCTCTTTCAATCTTTCGGATTCTTCTTCCGGCGTGTATAAATCGCCCTCTTGCCCTGCCGCCTCATGTG